ACCCCCAAACGCGCCCGTGAACCGCGGCGCGCCCCCAAGCTGGGTCACCAACAGAAAATACACCGTCACAGCTGCAAACAACCGCTCTAAAATATACGTGCACAACAACCGACGCACCGGTATGAGAACTCAGGTCCGCGTTGCTCCAGGTGAGACCCTTGCAAATACTTGGAGAATGAATGGGTTTCCAGCGGCGGTACCCGCGCCTGGACTCGAGGAGGGTGAGATTTATACCAGAATTAGCCGTATTTTACCCGTACGGGGCGCGCGGGCTCCACCCCGCGCACCAGCGCGTCTTTTGACTCCCTCACTCCCTAACAACCAGAACAAAAAGAACAAGGCTTATATCAAGAGTCTCGTGACTCGGATCATCCACAAGGTTACAAACCAGAGCAGCGAGGACCGCAAATATATCGCACGACTTGTTGGGGGTATAATATCTAAAATAAAGCGTCAGAACGGGAGCGTTCCCAGACTTGCACCTAACGGAACGAGTCGTAAACGTACAAATGCAGGTGAATTTATGGGTGGAATAATGCGTAACAAAGCTTCCAAGAAAGCATATGCAAACCGTCAAGGCATGACTCTTGCGCAGGTCAATGCACTTTTGCGTTCAGGTCTCGTCAATGAGAATGCCCTCAAGTCTGTCCGGGCTGCGCAGAAACAGACCCGGAAACCCATGAACATTATGGTACAACAAGGACCAGCTCTTCGCACGTACGAAGATCCGGTTCGCGCACCAGGTCTTATCCTGAACTCTGGAATCTTACATACTGGGGGCGCTGGAACTGGAGCTATTGTTAAAAGAGCAAACGTCAGAACACCAAACCGCGCTGGTAGATTAGACCCACTCACGACGAGCTTCCGTGGGCTGAGAGCCGAAAACGTGCTTTCAACGACTTCTGCGCCAAAGAAAAAATTGAATGGAACAAAGGCGAGATTAGCCAAGAAACTCAAGAAGTTTTAGAGTATTTGAAACACTCCCATAAATTGCTCGCACGCTTACTCAACCTCGAAAACTCATCTATTGTATAATCATCTGACATGGACCTGTTGCACTTTGCGCAAATAGGGCGCAAGTTGTCAATATTCAGGGTACCTCCTTTACTTTCTGGCACTACATGTCCTGTTTCAAAGTCAAATACAGTTATGATATTCTCACACCATGTAACAATACATTTATGTTCAAATTTTTTACCTATATATATTCTCCATACCTGTTCCCTAAGAGCTCTAGGGATTGTTGCTTTCTTCATTTAATTTTGAAGAATTTTTAAACCTTTAAGACTTTGAAAAACACATTATGAGTCGTCGCACGAATGTTTTTGGCTCGAGGTTCAGACTGTTCAGCTTCTCATGAAACTCTTGATTTTCACCCTTCCCTTGTATTTTTGAATTTTGATTCAAAATTGCTTCCACCTCAAGACGACTTAGTGTGATGGACCCAAGACGGAAGTCCTCGAACGCCTCACAGGTCACGGGACACATGGGTTTGATGAGTTCATATACCTGATTTGCCAGATCCCGAATCTCCTTCTGGGCGTGGTCTTCCATACGAAGCTCCAAAAAGTGAAGAAGGTTATGAAGGTTAATTTTCCAATAAAATTCAGTAAAGGTGCTCTGGGGGAGGTGGGTCCGAGCCAGTTCACGGGAGACACCCTTCTTGATCATCTCCTCATATGTATGGAAAGCCAGATCACATGACGATTTTTGTTTTAAAATTAAAAATTCCCCACCCTCATACGGTTCCTCCCCACCCTGCCCACGGTTTGTGGACTGCTTACGGAACTCTTCGGGTAAAAAGTAATCGTCCGGTACGATAGAGTAACGGGCGGAGAGTTCATTGACGGAAGCAGTCCGGTGACGGAGCCACTGACGCGCCACGAAGATGGGCGCGCGAATATGAAACTTGAATTCAACCATCTCAAACGGCGTCGTGTGACGGTGACGCATGAGATAGCGGATGAGTGCGCGGTCATCACTCACGGACTTGGTTCCGGGACCATAAGACACGCGTGCAGCCTGAACGATGGCAGCGTCACCCTCGTTCACGCCGCGCGGCATGGAATCTACGAGTCGAACCGCCATTTAATTTATTACGATTCACGTCTTTATAACCTAGAATAATAACGCGCTTGAGGTATAGAATACCCATTCTTCAATAAACGTTTAAATTTTCTTTCAACATTATCAGCTCGTTTAGTCGCTGGACTAAGGCTATTTTTCTTAGGGCTCTTTTTCTTGCGAGTGAAAAACACTTTCACAACTTTCAACATTTATAATAGTGCGTTCTATTATTTTTGCTCCTTTGCGAATGTTGTCTTGTGCCCATAGAGGTTGTAGATTCGTCCAGTGAAAGCACTTCTTTTGCTCTTCGGGGTCCTCGAGGTTGAACGAAGCGCACGGTAGGATATGGTCTATATGCCAGTCTCCATAATTTTCCCATGTCATACCTTCTATGAATTTTGATTCAAGATGTGTTATGAGTTCTTCTTTTGAACACCCCGTAAGTTCGATTGTTTTTCCCATTTTTTCTTTCACAGCCATATATAATCTACAGTGAAGAGCCATCATAGCCCTGTATTTAGGGTCGTTATCTCGACGTTTCTGGAGTGTTTTGCGTCGCATTTCATTTATTTCATCTTTATTACGCTGATAGTTTTCACGTTTCTTTTTATTATACTCTTCAGGTTTGGATGCGCGATTATCGCGTTCCCTCGCGTTCAAACACTCCTTGCATTCATAAGGTTTCTGTTTTCCACCTTTACTCGCGAATAATGTGAAATCTTTCTCTTCATTACATATTTTACAAGTCAAAATTTGATTTTTTTTAGGAACCCATTGATTTAATCTACATCCTTTACACGTTCCTCTTTTTCCATCTGAGCATTTGGGGTCATTTGGAAATTGTTCGAGTGGTTTCGATATATCACATTTGGAGCACTTCTTCTCCATTGGTAGAGTGTGAGATAATTTTTTAACTGGAGCTAGACAGTTAAAAAATCGCCCCCGACAGGGTTCGAACCTGTGACATTGAGGTCCCATGCTGTATCATAACAGCCTCACACTTTCGGTGTAAAAACTACCGGCTGAGTTACAGGGGCTTGGAGAACCTTTTAACGACGTGTTCGGGTCGTTCTGACTTACCGGTGTCGATCCGGTTACCAAAGCATCATTGAAGACACTACAGTGCTCTACGCTACCGTTGCGCCAAAGTCAGAAGAACCTTTTAACGACGTGCTCGGGTCGAGAGGTTCCAGGGAGGATCGAACTCCCATTACGGGATAATTCCGGGTTGAGAACGAAGATTCTCAACCCTCAGAGTCCCGTGTACTAACCATTATACTATGAAACCTGCGCACACCGGGAATCGGACCCGGGCTTGAGCCTTGGAAGGGCGCTGTACTACCATTATACTATGTGCACAGCCCTCACTGGGTTTCGACCCCAGGACCTCGTGCTGATTGGCGACTCGGAAACAAGTTTCCTCGCTACTAAGCAAGCGCACTACCACTGTGCTATGAGGGCATCAAAGAGTAAAAATCTTCTTCACACCTGCACCTGTTACCGTCGTACGACACCCTGGACACTTGCGCTTGTCCCGGGTTTGCGACCAGCAGTACTCGCACACAACATGACCACACGGGTCAATAAAAAGCTCAATATTACGTTCCATGCATATAAAACATGTAAACTGGGCGTACCTTTCAGCATTCGTGCCCGTGAGTACCTGCTGCATCGCGTCAACCTGTCCCTTGAGTTTCCCACATTGTTGAATCAGGGTATGCAGACCCTTTTCGGACTCGTAGCTGTCTACTACTGCTACAAGTTTCGCCTTTAAGTCATCTGAATCCACATTTTCAATAATCATTTTTGAAACTTGTGAACTTTTCTCCAAATTTTGCAAGTCGAGAAGTTTTTGACTCAGCTCCTGTGAAGTAATTTTCAATTTTAGTTTAAAATTACAAAGATCCTTTTCAAAGGTTTTCCAAGACTCGTCAAGTTCGCATGGTTCAGGTACGACAGATATTTCTGTGACAAGATCATTAAAAATTGATGAAAAATTCCCTCTGGTGAGTTCCAATAGGGCATGTGTTGGGTCAATGTATGCAAATTCCATTTAAATATTAAAAAAAATATCCTTAACTAATAAATGCTGGGAGATTCCATCCTCATCCTGATTGCCATGTTACTGATCGTCATGGGTGTCCAGCCCATGCTGGAAGGAGATACCCGTAAAAATTCGGTCGCAATTGTCAACTCATTGACCCTCGTCGTCGCAGGTATCTTCCTCATATTTTATTGGAACAGCATAGTACCCTCTTGAACCAAGACACCTTGGTCTTCTTCTTTAGGAATTTTGAAACAGAATTCAAAAGCTCAGAGTGTGTGAATTTTAAAACGCCTTTTCGCAGCTCTTCAGGAAAAGATGTGTCGTCCATTACCATACACAAAATCTTCATCATATTCTCCTCAGACAGGTCATATGTTAAAAGATATTCAATCAGGTGAAGCACTGTATCATATGTGTCATACTTAAGGGTCTTGAATACACGATCATTCAGTATTTCATTTGTTCTATCAAGTATACTCGATACGTTCGAACCGGGCATCGAGGCAGACACCGCCTTGACGAGTGCAGGACCTGTCAGACCCTCCATTTTTATGTCTGTACATTATAAATGTCAGCAGTTGACACAGGTTTCATGGTCATCTTACTGATGCTAATTATTGCTCTGGCTGCTACCAATTTCGCCCAGGCTCGGACCAATATGAAGACTCAATATCAGAACTATTTTGGTCTTATGTACCTTATCGCTTTCGTGTTTTTGCTCATTGCAGGGTGGCAGGGTGTGTTCTCGTCAAAGTATTAAAAACAAAAGTAGTTGAATAAACATGTCCTTCGAGCAAAAAACTAGTTTTTTGCACCTCATAGGACACATAAACGGTGTCTGGGTTTCTCGAGCAGATCATCTCGAGAGAATCATGATTCGAATCGCTGAAAGGTGCGGGTTCACAGTTGTGTCCCGAGCTTTTCACCAATTTGAGCCTCACGGCGCAACGGGGGTTCTCGTACTTTCCGAGAGTCACTTTAGCGCTCATACGTACCCCGAGCAAAACAGAATCTACTTGGACGTCTTTTGCTGTAGCCCAAACTTCAATCCAGACGTTTGTTCATATGTCATCGAGGAGGAATTTGCGGCACTTAACGGAACTTGGAAACTAATTTCCAGGTAATAAGAGCGGCTACGAGAGTCCATCCCGCAATGTGATCGATATTATTCATAGCTTCAATTTTATCTTGAGGAAGCTCATTAAATTCCTCCTTGTAACCAGGGGGTTTGAAAGGCAGCCAAACGTACCGCCCGAATGGGACTATGGTTGGCTGCAGTTTATCCTGGCAATTGTAGGTCCAGTCATACCACGCGAGCGCGATATATGGGAACCAAATTAAAAACGCAAGGACCCACGGATTTTTGGGTGGGAGGTACCAGTATCCTGCCGCAAGCACGGCTGTGAATATGACGCACTTTATGTTAAAACGAAAAGGGCGACCGGGAAATATACCGCCTGCCATACTTATTAAGTCTTTAGAGTTTCTTTCGATTCCAGGAACCTTGATCGTTCTTGGGACCGAAGTCCGGGCTTGCGCCCTTTTTTAATTTTAATACAAAATTGAGTCCAAAGCACACTGTGCTTTGCCCGTTTAGTTGGAGAAGGCAAGGCCACCCATGCCAGACTGGATGCGCAGGATGTTGTAGTTGATGGCGAACATCTTCTGCAGGGGGCAGACGTAGCCGCTCTTCATGTTGATAGCCACCTGGGCGTTGTCAATGCGAGAGAAGTTGCAGGTGCCGGTTGGCTGGTGCTCCTCGGGCTGCAGAGCGAAGGAGTACACGTAGATGCCGGGGTAGGGGGTGCCGGTGTGGTACAGGAATGGCTGGTACTGGTTGAAGTACTTGCCGGTCTGCTCCTTGAAGCGGTCCTGACCGTTCAGCACCAGCTTGAAGTTGTACAGGGGACCCACCTCCACAGCCAGGGTGACGTTGCTGGTGGACTCCTCCATCCAGCCGACGTTGGAGGTCAGACCACCTGGGGTGCCCTGGGAAGCAGCGGCGAAGCAGAAGGCGTTGGAGTAGATGCGTGGGCAGCCGATGTCGTGGGGCAGAGCACCTGGGGCGAAGAGGGGGGATGGGGCGCAGGTCACGTTCACGTTGGATGCGTAACCGCCGGTGAAGTTCCACATGCTGTTGTAAGCAGTGGAGGTGGTGTTCTGGTAGCACCACACCAGCTCCTTCACTGGGTGGTTGAAGGACAGGCGGACGGTCTGGGCACCGGGGTTGCCGCTGGCAGTGATGGAGTCACCGCCGGTGTGCTGCACCTGCTCGATCAGGTACTCGTGACCCTTCTGGGCGAAGCGGCGACGCTCCTCAGTGTCCAGGTACACGTAGTTGGCCCACACCTCGAACACCTGTGCGGAGGCGCCGAAGTAGTTGGTGAAGTAGGCAGTCAGGTCGAAATCCAGGCGGACCTCGTGGTACTGCAGGGCAATCAGGGGCAGAAACAGCCCTGGGTTGCGGTTGAAGAAGAACAGCAGGGGCAGGTACACGCTGTTCACGTTGGTGTTGTCGGTGGTTGGTGCTGGGCTGGAGCACATCTTGCCGTAGTTGATCTTGTCGGACTCGCCCAGGAAGCACTCAGCGTACAGGCGGAACCAGGTCTGGTAGTGCTTGTCGATGCGCTGACCGCCGATGGTCAGCTCAACGGCGGCGATGGCACGCTCAGCCACCCAGTTGGTGTCGATGTTGGCACCGGTTGAGGTCAGGTTGGAGTAGTTCAGCTGGGTTGGCTGCAGGCGAACGTACATGTTGCCGACCAGGTCGCCGTTGCGGGCGATGGTCACGGACACGCGTCCAGAGTTGGAGGGGGTGCCGTTCACCGTCTGCTGGATGTTCTCCATAGCAAAGTTGGTGTGGCGCTTGTACACAGCCTGGAAGAAGGTCACCTTGGGCTGACCAGTCAGATACACATCCTGAGCACCGTAAGCAACCAGTTGCATGAGGCCCCCGGCCATGATAGTATGTACTATTCCCCAAGAAAAAAAATTAGACAGCTTTCCATTTAAACCCACCTGCTGACCTCGACTTGCCCTTACAGCAACTCCCTATACGTGAAGCGTCTGCGCCTGATTTTTCAGAAGCTTCCCTGATAGTATCAAACTCTTCTATAAGAGTCTTACCATCAAAAGACCATTGTTGAATGTTTGTGAATAGCAGAACCGTCTTGGTCTCTATGTCGCCTGGATTCACAAACTTCAAATGAAACCCGCCAGTCGTCTTGCGCTTCCCAGTGCATACTTTGCTGATATGAGAGCCGTAGGCACCAGTCTCATTTGAAGCCTCATCGACTGTCTCGAACGTCCTGAGGAGGGTCTTCCCATCCTTGGTCCACTGCTGGACTGGCTTGGAGTTTGCTTCCCTGAGAAGCTGACGAGCCTCATCAGTATGATTCTTCCCAAACATATGATGTTTTTCCCCTGAGTGTGCGACACTCATC